AAACGATTTAGAGGCAGGAAGATCTTCAAGACCTACCTTAGAAGCGTCTGGAGAAAACTATGGGGCTTGGACAGATTATCACTACTACAAGGTACTACTTTCTAATGAGAACATAGGTGGTGATCTTTCTGCTAATCCAAATAGGATGTATGCAAATTACAGTTCCGACACGGTTAGAGGTTTGATGATAGCCCTTACAAGAGATCCTCAGTGGACTATGGATAATGCTGCGGATAGAGGGTTAGATACCGATATAGCATCGGAGTTTGGTTCATTAGACACATCAGATACCATACTTAAGAGTTATTTGATTATAGCTCCTACGCAATCTTTAAATGGATCTGATGTAGAATTCTTAAGACAAGGTGATTGTTCTGATGAAGGAAGCCCTCTTATAGGATTTACAGTGGATACTTCAACTACAACTAAATCAGGGTTCTCTATAAATGATTGCTCTGCCGAGTTTGTTCACCTAAGTATCACGATGAATCCAGAGATGGACGACATATCAGTTTATCTTAATGGAGAGCTTTTAAAGTCTGCTAAGTACTCAGAAACCTTTGAACTTACAAAGAAGTCCTCCTTAAGGATCCCAACATTTAAGGTAACCGACGAGAAGATTAATCAAAGTTTTGCTTACAATAAGAAAACTATTGATGTTAACTACACATTAGATTTCGTAGACGGTCCTGATAACGATATATTCTTCACTCCTTGGATCGTAGGAGGTGGATGGACAGACGGATTACCAATCGACTCCACCTCTAGGAAGGGAGGCTTCATGGGAGAGAGCCGTGGATTCTACAGTGGATTAAGTGGGCATATAGGAAGTCTTAAGTTCTACAAAAAACCACTGACACAAACAGAAGTTAAGCACAACTACGAAGCTCATAGAGTCTTCTTTACAAACATAGACACTTGTCTAGATTAATACCATGAGCATATCACAATCGACAGTTTACGGTAAAGTACCTACTCCAAAAACTCTTCTTAGAGTATCTGATACTAAAAGGAGTGAGAGGATTGGAGTATCTATGATTTTTGATGAAAATAACTTTTTATCAAAGGCTAGTAGAAACAGGCTTCTATCATCCCAGATCCAACAGATAGTTTTTACTAGGCCAGGGGAGAGAGTTATGCTTCCTCGATTTGGTATAGATATAAATGGATTTTTATTCGATCAAGTTACTCCTGATGTATTAGATCAATTACGAACAGAGCTATCAGACCAGATAGATAGTTATGTGCCTCAAGCAAAACTTATTGATATGTCTGCTTCTATTTCTGAGAATGAGTTAGGAGCAGAAACTTTAACAATAACACTACTGGTTAGAGATAAAGAGCAGGAAGACAACCTTGAAATAACATTGGTGAAATGAACGATATCCCTTATACAAACGCAGGATCAGACTTCATGAAATTCGTGAAGTTTAAGGAAGACGAGAAATCTAGTTTAATAGATTTCGCAGCCACAGACTTCGATGAACTAAAAAACGCTCTAGTAAACTATGTAAAGGCTGTATACCCTTTAGATTATAACAACTTTGCTGAGTCAGATCTAGGAGTAATGTTTATAGAATTAGTTGCTTATATGGGAGCAGTTATGAGCATGAAGGCTGACATGCTTGCACACGAAGGGTTTCTAAAAACATCTAGAAATATAAATAATGTTAGAAAGCTTCTAGAGATAATTGGAGTTAGAATGAGGGGGCCTTCCTCAGCAGTAGGCCAAGCGTCTGTTTCTTCAAGAAATATAATAGCCCCTGGTCAAAGCCTTTTAGTGAATCCAGAGGATAGGGTAATAGTTACAACCTCACCTGAAGATGGTCAGGCTATTACATATACCTTATACACAGTAGATAATGGGGCTATCGCTGACCCAGCATATGATGGGACCATAGAGCTACTTTATGAAGACTCAGATAATGGAGTAGGTCCTGATGGAAAAAACTGGAACAACTTGGTCTTAGTAGAAGGGGCTTTTGCTATAGACGAAGGTACTTTCACTGATGTAGATATTTTAAAAGAAATTAGCCTTTCACAAAAACCAGTAATCGACGGATCAGTTCAAGTATTTGTTAGCTCTTTTGATACCGCAGTTAGTGGAGTATACACAGAACTTCAAAGCCTTGTAACAGCATCCTCCGGTGAAGATAAAGTATTCTCCATAGTATACGGAGATGATTTCTCAGCTAAAGTTTTGTTTGGAGATGGTGTGGCAGGGGTGCTTCCTCCTGCTGGGGCTTACTACAAAATAATGTATAGAGTAGGTGGCGGCAGCAGGGGAAATGCTAAGTCCGCTTATCTATCAAAAGAAATTCCAACTACAGATGGAAATGTTTTAGACATAACAAACATAACACCATTTACAGGAGGCGCAGACGCGGAAACTGTTAAGCACGCCAAGAAGTATGGAAAGCTTGTTTTTAGGCAACAGCAGAGACTAGTGTCTAGTGATGATTACAACTCGTTTGTAAATACATTCTCTGGTCCTATAGGAACTACAGGAAAAGGGAATGCTGTTACGAGAAAAGCGTTCTCCTCAGGTAATATTATTGATGTGTATCTTCTTGAAAGAGCCTCTAATCTACAATTGCAGAAGGCAAGTATTTCTTTTAAGAATGCTTTGTTAGAGGCCATGAACTCTAAGAAAATGATGACTGATGAGATTGTATTGGTAGATGGGTTAGCAAGAACATTAGATATAACCCTTAATTTATCCGTGGACGCAAAATATAAATCCATAGAGTCTAACATAGCCAACGCTGTAAGTAGAGTTGTCACAGAATACTTCAATCTAGATAACAGAGAGTTTGGAGAAACTTTCTACCCAGACGATCTCGGTAAGGAAATATTTACTCAAGTACCCCAAGTAAGATTAGCTGTAATTGATAACTATAAAGAGCCAATAATATTAGACTTCAATGAGATCATTCAGCTTAACAACTTCATATTAAACTTCAACTATGTCTAAGAGATTTTATCAAAGAAATTATATAGAGGTTATAAAGAACCTCTTACCTGAGTACTATCAAGAAGTTGATATTACTGGGGAGAGCGAGTCTTTAGACTTAATGTCTGTAATTCTCTTAGGTGATATAGAATTAATACAAGGCTACTCTAGATTATTTCCTATACATGATATAGAGCCAGTAGCAAGTTTACTTGGATGGGATGGTAAATACTTAACCAACCTACCCTCTTACTTTATAAAGAACAATAAAGTATCTTATATAACACAAGAATCATTTTCTTTAGAGATACTAAGTCCACTAGGATATGATATTAGGGATTATCGTTCAAGAGAAGATTTTGAGGACTTCCTAAAAAATACTCTATTAAGAAAGATTAGAATAGGTAAAGGATCGTCTGTTGTTCCTGTAGATGTTGCAACTAATTACTTATTTGGTGAAACATTAAATGATACATTAGTTTATCTAATAAACTCAATGGGCCTGTTCCAGATATTTAACTATGATCAGGATGGGCTTAATAAGCCTTTATGTGATTATGTTGCTGAAGAGTTGTCTAGATTGTGGGAGGGCGAGCCTGTTTCTGAAGCAGATGCTTTAGTAGCTTTAAAGAGATATGTTTGGGACAATCAAGGAGACTTAGGGTCAACCTTCGTTAATATGTTTGGAGGAGGCTTGTGGCTTTCAGGTCAAGACGAGAGCACTAGCGGAACCCTACAAATAGAAAAATTATCCACCCTTACAAGAGTCCTTCACTCGTCTCGTTATGGACAAGTGGATGATCCTTATGTTAGAGACTCGCTTGAGACTTACTTCTCCATGGCAGATATCAATACTGCAACTCCAGTGTTTACAATATCCTGGACTGCCTTAGGAGGGGCTTCGATACAGACTCAAAGCGATCTTGATAGCGATGTTATAACTGTAATAACTTCAAGGTCATTAGAAGGTAATCTTCTAAAGTTTATGAGAGCTTTTTCATTCTTTGTAAGTGATATAGATGATCAGGTTCTTTCTTTAGAAACCCTACATTCAATAGAAGAGTGTCCTCCTGAACTTCTATCCTACTTAGCTGATTCTGTAGGATGGACTTTGTATACCAATAATAGTGATTCTCATAGAAGACAATTGAGAGAAGCGTTAAGGCTTTATCAAATGAAAGGAACTGCGGAGGGTTTAAAGCAACTCATCCGCGTGATACTTCCAGGACTTTCATTAGATTTCGACGCAAAATACTCAGAGCACTTTGAAAGCTACATACCTAACTTACTCTATTATCTTCTTAGAACTGAGTCCAACATAAAGGATTTTGATACTTGGACATTTGAAGACGCCATATCTTATACAAGAGGTGAGTTCTCATATAGCTCTATTGATTTAAATGTAAGGTATGCAGTAGATGCTATATTGCTGGAAGCGGTTCATAAGTTTCCTGAGCTATTTACACTTAAGGGTAATAAGTTCTCAGACTATAACCCAGGCTACTTTAGATTTGGGTATAGACAAAGAGTTTTACCCATACCTCCATTTGAAGATGAGAGATTCTATAAGGACTGTGATATCAATCACGACCTAGTAGAGTTTTTAGAAGATAAGCTTATATGTTTCGGAGTACAAGAGGAGTATGCCTCCTCCTTTAAGGATTATGTACTTGATAATACAGTACGAGGCCCAAGGCCAGCAAAGTACTACAACAATGCATGGCTAATACTTACTGAAAAACTTAGCCTTCCTCCTAACTACGAAAGTGTATTTAGTAACTACGACAGAGATGTTATAGATTACATGCCTCTGTGGTCTGGAAAAAGTTCTCACATGAACTTAGCTGTATCATCAGGAAACTTTACAGACGAGTTTTTCAAATTTGGATCATTTTCTAAGTATGAGTTCTTTGATGCCTTAAGGGGTATTAAAGACTTTGTTCCTGCAAAGGTTATAGAGAGGGTACATGTTGATCTTCAAGGTGACGATTTTATTGTAGCTTCTGTCAAACTATGCCCTAGAGTAGTATATGACATTAAAGACATAATGTCTTATGGAGCCCTCGCCTCATACCAGCTATCCAGCCTGAACATGAGAGATAGTTCATTAGGACTAGTTACAGATGGAAAAGTAGCTTTCAAAAGAGATAGAATTACTTGGGGGTTAGATAATAATATACTGGATGCCTCAGGACCAGTAGCCGCCATGGGTGGAGGAAGAAACTCCAAGAGAAGAAGAAACTTTGAAAATGTAATCCATAGAGGTGAAATGTTTAATAGGACTGGTCATAACCAGCCTATGTTTAAAAATATTTCTACATCAGGTGACGGTTTCGATTACGCAGTACTTGGACTAAACCCCTCCACCATGGAGTACACTCCAGTAACAAGCCATACTCACCTACCAGATGTGTGGGATAAGTGTGAGGGTTATAACTCTTTCAATGAGTATTATGGAGTATCTTCATATCAAACATTCCCAACAAGAGGTCTTGAAGAGATAACTCCATCGTCGTGTCACCTGTACACATTTAGAGATGATTTCTCAGAAGCAAAAGAACTCATCTACTCTTTGATAAGAAAAAGAGTTGAGGCTAACGCAGAACTAGAGTACGAGTTAAACAAATTCTTGTATCAAGTTCCATGGAGGAATGAAGTAGAGAGTTTAAAGAATGAGTTTTGGGATAGCTACAATCTGGAGCAAGATGAGATTTACAACTATAAGTTTGATAAGTTTAAGATAAATAGAGGGGTCTTTGGAGGAATGGCATACTTATACGAGAATGTCTATCTTCCAATAGGATCGGAAGGTATATCTAATTCAACCTTAGAAGAGATGAAGGTCGGAGGATTGTCTGTCCTATCTCACGCCTTTGGACCAGTGTACTACAATGCCTTTTTAAATGTAGATGGTCCTAACGCAAATAAAACACAATCCCTGTTTGAAGAAACTGTTCTTACTACAGCGTCCGCGTCAGTAGGGGGGTATACGGTAGAGCATTTATCTGCTCTTACTGTAGATGGAGAAGAGAAGAGAGATTTTACTGTAATAAGCGGTGTAGAGATTACAGACGGAGTTAAACGAGTAAACAATAAGATATCAATTTACGAGCTATCAGCCACAGAGACCTTATTAGATCCAGAAAGCCCTATGCTTGATAATACCGTGGTTACTATGAAATCTTTCCAAGGAATGCCAAGGCTAAGATATACCTTCAACTACGGTGATGAGAATTTACTTTTCAAAGAACATGATTATACTTTTGAATTATCGTCAATCTTCTTAAGAGAAGGCTCATTCAAAAAGGCTCTGGGGGCTAGTTATGTTTGGGTACACACAGAGCCTGAACAGGACTATCACGGGACTTGGGTATTTTGGAACTTGATGCCTAATGGAAAATGGGAGCAGATAAAAGCAGATGTATTTACTCCTAACTATGTGAAGAGTAAGTTAGCACATAAGTTTTCGCATGATGATTTTTCTGAGATACCTACACCAACCCCATGTCATATTGTCAATTTACCTAAGCAATCTTTACTAGGACTACGGGACTCAGACTTCCAGGTAAACAAGCTAAACATAAGCACTAAGAATCAACCTATAGCTGTACCTCTTCATTACTATCAAAGGTATCAGCAGGTACATAGAGACGATCAGAAGTATGTCGTTGAGATATTCCCATCAACTCAACTGGACAACGAAATTTATTGGGCCACAAATGGTATAAAGATGAGGAATGAGACCATTCACAGGATGACCAGCTTAGAGCTTGATCTTTCTTGTAATGATTTTAATTCACTAAAGGACGGGGCAGAGAATCCTGTAGAATTCTTATACCCAGACGGGACTATA